GTCGATCCAGTCGCCGGCATGCGGCCCGCGCAGGGTGATGACGCAGGAGCCCATCTTGCGCGGGGCATCGCCCCGGATATTGGCCAGCCGCCATTCGTCGCCCGACCGGCGCCCAAGCGGGAAGAGCCGTGGCACCCAATGCTCGGCGGTCTCGCGCAGCCGCTGGACGATCAGGTCCAGATCGTAGCGATCCGGCTGCACATGGAACGGCCGGACGTCGTTGAGGTCGATGACCGCGGCGCTCACTGGAACGCCTCCGGCGTCACCACACCAGTGAACCAGCTTCGATCACTGCGAATGGCGATGAAGCCGAAGCCCGGCCCCTGATGCTTCCGGTCTGGCACGATCCAGAGGTCTTCACCCTCGTCGTAGAACGCACCGTGATCCGGTCCGAAAAGCTCAACGAGAAGGCGTTCCATCGGCACCCTGCGCAGCGCTTCCTCAAGAGCCGCGAGCTCAGCGACGCTCGTCTCGGCCGCCTGCGCGAATGACCGCCGCTCTGCGTCCTTCTCCTCCGCCGATCGCGGGTCACGGGACAGGTTCTTCATGGATCCCTCCTTTCCCAGCGGTGACATCAGGCCAGCAGCACGAGCCCGCGCTCGGCCCGGGTGATGGCGGTATAGAGCCAGCGGCGGCGGTCGAGATCGCTGCGACCCAGCCCGTCGTCCCAGACGATCACGTTCTCCCACTGCGAGCCCTGCGCCTTGTGCGCGGTGATCGCCCAGCCGAAGGTCGCCTCGGTCAGCAGCCGCTTCTCCCGGTAATCGCGGTCGTGGCGCTTGCCGTCGTATGCGACGTGGTCCTCGAAATGCCCCTTGTAGATGTGCAGCCGGCCCGGCCGCCCATCCTGATCGGGCTCGCCGATGCGGCGCCCGTCCTCGTCATGGACGATGGCAGAGAAGTAGAGGCTGCCCTCGTCGACGATGTCCTCGAGCGTCACGAACATCCCGTTGACCAGCCCCAGATCGTTCTGATTCTTGAGGCAGATGATCTTCTCGGCCGGCCCCGTGGGCAGCCAGGTCCCGCCGAGGCCAGCGGCCGCACGCATGGCGTTGTTGATCTGCAACCGCGTCGCGTTCATCCCGCAGATCAACTGGCCGCCGCGCAGCGCCTGTTCCGGGGTGACGTCGCCCTTGCGCAGCTTGGCGACAAAGGTGTCGTAGTTGCCGAAGCCGATCGGCTCGCCCATCCGGGCCATGGTGGCCAGGCGGATGATGGCGCTTTCCGCTGCCTGGCGGTGGATCTCGGTCAACATGACGTCGGGCGCATCGCGGGTGAAGGCGCCTTCGCCCTTGATCGGCGGCAGCTGGCCGGGATCGCCCAGCACGAGGATCGGCTTGCCGAAGCTCATCAGGTCGCGCGCCATGTCCTCGCCGACCATCGACACCTCGTCGAGCACGATCAGCCTTGCATCGGCGGCATCGCTCTGCGGGTTCAGCGCGAAACGCGGGTGCTTCATCGCCGAGAGCGCCTGGCGCATCGCCTCGATGGTGGCCTCGGCCGTGATCTTCGCGAAGCCGGTCAGACGCCGGGCGGCGATCTCGGCTTCCTGCAGCTTCTTCGCGGCGGTCTCGATTTCTTCTTCGGTCGCCTCGATCACCGAATAGATCAGGCTGTGGATGGTACGGGCGGGCGTGCCCTTGCGGGTCAGCACCAGCGCCGCCTTGCCGGTGAAGGTGGCGGTGACCACACCCGGCAGGCAATTGCCATCCCTGGCGCTGCGATGGGGCGAGAGGCCAAGCTCGTCGAGGGCGAATTTCAGCACGGTGGATTTTCCACTGCCGGCATAGCCGAAGAGGCGGAACACCTGCTGCTGCTCGCTGCGGGTCTCGAACCAGTCGCGGATCGCGGCGATGGCGGCGGCCTGCGCCGCCGATGGGGTGAAATCACTCATGTCCTGGAATCTCCACGGTGTAATCCTTGACGACGCCGCCGCGGGTCGGATCGCCGACCTCGCATTGGCGCACGAAGACGCGCCGGCTATCGGCCAGTTGCCGCCAGTGGCCGCGACGCAGGTGCCAGCGCGGGCTGGCATGGCTGCCACCCTGCGGCGGGAGGACGGCGCGCAGCCGGGCCGGGTCGATGGCAACCTGATGCCAGACCCAGCCGCGCACGCCCTCGCGGGCGAAGGATTTGCGCCGCCCTGGCGCAATCTGTCGTTCCTTCACGTCCCCGGCAGCGGCCAGAATAGCCAGTGCGCGCCAGACGATGGCCGCCGCCGCCTCGCCGCACTCCTCGGCCATGTCATTGTCGGCCAGCGCCGGATTGCTTTCGAACTCGGCAACGCCGCCGTCGGCGACCCGAACATGGACATGAACATCGGTCCAACGCTTCGGCCCGCGCCAAAGCGCAAGCCAGACCGCTTCGATGCCGTCGGTGCGCTGGCGGGCATAGACGATCTGGCTGCGGATGTTCGGCCCGTGGTCGCGCAACTCGAAGATCGTGTCGGGATGTGGGAGCCGCTGCGGCCCGGCGGCAAGACGACGGGCAAGCGCATCGACCTCGTCGGAATCGAACCCGACCTGATCGGCGAAGTGCCAGACCGGCGCGAACTCGAAACCGTCGAGCAGGTCTGCCTTCCAGAACCGCGAGCGATGGTTCCGGACGATCCGCTTGAGGACGTAAGCATCGGGGATCATGACCGCTCACCCCAGCATCGTGCGGCCCACGCACAGGGCGCGTGCCATTTGCCGCCGGCCATGCCACCGCGACAGGTGACGGCGGTGGGCTCGGCGGCGGCGCGCGGCAGCCATTCCCCGGCCTCGGAGGCACGCACCACGGCAACAGCGCGGTCCGACATGTCCTGCGCGAGGCGAGCGTCGAAGGGCACCAGCTCGCTGTAGAGCTCCATCGTGTCGCGGTTCAGCGCGGTGAACAGCGCCGGGTTGGGCAGGTCGAGATAGGCCTGATAGAGCGCGATCTGCGCGGCATAGACCGGGCGCGCGAGGCTGACGCCGCGCTTGACCACATCCTTCCAGCTCGACGCGCCGAGCGCCTTGTTTTCCCAGAGCGCCGGATAATCCATGGCGACGGGGCCGGAGACGAGGCAGCCGTCGATATGACCCTTGAACCGGCCGCCAAGCGCCTCGAAGCCGAATTGGCGGCCATCGGGGCGCTCGGTGCGCAGATCGAAGCCGGCGATCCGGAACCAGCCAGCGACGGTATCTTCGGCCCGGTGTCCGGCCTCAAAGATGCGCAGGGTCTTCGGCGCGAACCCCTGACCATCGTCCTTGGGTACGGCCAGAAAATCATACTGGATCTGGCGCAAACAGTCGCGGCCGAGCCCGGAGGAGCTGACATAGGTTCGGGGCCGTTCGGCTCGATTGCGCGCCACCAGGGCGGTGTCGATGGCGGCCGCGATGGCTTCTGCAATCGGCGGGCGCGGTGCGGCGGCACCATAGAGGCAGCCCGAGCCATGGTTCAGATCGATCATCGGTCGCGCTCCCAGAACCCGCCGGCCTGCGCGATGCAGGTCAGCTTGTGCATCTGGGCCTCGGTCAGCCGGGCGCGGGCGCCGAAGCGGTCGAGCTTCTGGCGAAGGCCGTCGCAGAACTCGATCTCGAACTCGGTGACGGCGTTCTCGGTGGCGGCAGCGAGAAGCCCCGTCCAGCTGCAGGCTGCCAATTCTTCATTCAGGTCGATCATGGCGTGCCCCTCAAAACGGAATCTCGTCGTCGAGGACGGTGCCGCTGCGCTCCTTGCGCGCGGCCTGATCCTGCATGCTGTCGACGTAGCCGGTGACGGCCGCCTCGATCAGGCGGTCGATCTCGGCGGCGCTGCGATCGAAGAAGGGCGCCATCAGCCCGAGATCGTTGAGCGTTTCGGCAAACAGCCGCCGCGCATCGCGGATCGCCTGCGCCTCGCGGGCGGTCTTGTCGATCATGCCATTATTCCTTTGGGCGATTGCGCTGCCCGCGTCCTGACAGCGACGCGAGCAGAAGCGGTAATGGGGATGACGATCCCAGCGCAGGCCGTGGCAGTAGCCGAAGCCACGCGCCTCGCGGGCGCAGACCGCGCAGATCGTCACCCGAGCAAGAGCGTCGCGATCGGGTCGTCCTGCGGCCAGTCCTGCCGATGCAGGCGCTGCGACTGCAGGACGATCCAGCGCGAGATCGCGTTGCTGGCCATGGCTTCGAGATCGCCGAGGCTGAGGCTTGCGATGGGCTGATGCAGTCTTCCGCGGGCTTCGAGCCATTTTCCGATCTCCAGCGCGGCCTGGCGCGTCACCTCTGCCTGCCAGCGGTCTGCCTCGCTCGGCGGGTGCGACTCCTTGTTGGGCTTCCGCGCCCGCCGACTGGGTCGTGCCTCAGCCATTGAGCCAGGCGGGCATCGCTGGCGCCCCCGCGGCTGCGGGTTGGGGCGTCGTCGGGGGCACCGGCACCGGGGCCGCCGTCTGCGCCGCAGGGGCCGGTTGTGCGCCCCAGTTCGGGGCCGCAGCGGGTGCCGGTTGCGCCGCACCCCATGCCGGAGCCGGGGCCTGCCAGCCCGGCGGCGTGGCTCCCGCGGTCTTGCGCGGCGGGGCGTTGACGGGCTCGGGTGCCACGCTTTCGCCGCGCATGATGGCCCCATGCTGCGGCTCGTCGGGCAGAACGACGTTGGCGATGCGGTTCTGGTCGCGGTATTGCGGGTTGGAGGCGGGCTCGACCATGACGCGGGCGGCAAAGGTGATGCCGTCGAGATGCTTGAGGCCGGGCAGCACCCGCTTGGCCTTGGCGGCAGGGCTTTCGTCCTTGGGATCGAGGCCGAGAGCGCTGTCGACCATGGCGCGAAAGCTGGCTTTCGAGATCTTCCAGCCAATCGACTGGCCTTTCTCGTCCACCTTGCCACCGGCCACGGTGAAGCTCTGCCAGAACTTGCGGCGGGCATGCGGCCCTTCGACCACGGTGAATTCGCAATCGAGCATCTTCGCGTCGCTCGATTGCGATGCCTTCAGCACCCCCGCATCCATCGGCGTGGCGCCGTTCACCCCGCCGGGGCGGATGGTCAGGCGAACCTTGGCGAAGGTGCCGTCGGGGATCAGCTCGCCGATGGGGGCCATCTGCGGCTGGGCGTCGTTCAGATCGTAACTCATTGGGTGTCCTTTCTCGGGATCAGGAGGAGATTGCGGGTTGATGGGCCGTGCGGCCGTCGATCCGGGCGAGCAATGCGCCGAGATCGGGCGGCTCGGTCATGTCGAGACGGCCGGAGCGGTCCTTGGCCGGCAGGCCCCAGGGGTTGCCGGACTTGCAGACGAGGCGGCGCTCGGCGGCAGTCTCGTCCAGCACCCAGCCACCCTCGGCATCGCGGGCGAAGAGCTGCATCGAGACCACCTGATCGACGATGCCGGGCAGTTCGCGGCCAGCCTTGCTGCCCTCCATCTGCGGCTGCCAGGCGATCGTGCCGAACTCGTCGGTCACCTTTTCCAGCACGCCGACGAAGATCACGGTCTTGCCGCGGGCATGCTGCAAATGCTTCAGCGCCTGGATCACCTCGCGGCCCAGAAGGCCGTAGGCCCCGCGCACATCCGGCTTGCCGGTACGGTCGGAGAAGGCTTCCGGCTGCTGGCGGGCATAGGCCATGGTCTGCCGCGTCAGGTCGGTGATCGAGTCGACGAAGACAATGCGCCGGGCGGCGAGAAAGGCTTCGATGCCGCTGTCCCGATGCTGGGCCTGCAGCCAGGCATGGCGCTCGGTGCCGTACCAGGACTGCGGATGCTGCGCCGGGTCCGGGCCACCGATCAGCACGGCAAGATCGCGGAAGTCGGCGAAGCTGCGCACCGGGATCGAGGCGCCGCGCCAGTCCTGCACCGACTTCATCCCGGCCTCGAGGTCGAGGCAGACGGTCTCCTCGGCGGGCAGAGATTTCAGAAGCGTGGTCTTGCCGACGCCGGGCGGGCCGAAGATCGCCAGCGAGGTCTTGTTCTCGGCGGCCGAGAGGCGTTCGTCGGCGGTGATGATGCGGAAAGTCATGTTGTCCTCTCGTGAATTGAAGCTGCGCGGCAGCGGGGGTGACCGGGTGCCGAAGGGGAACCTGCCCGGCGTTGCCGTCCGGGCGTCCCGCCGCCGCGCGTCACCGGTCTCGGGTCTCGAGCCGGAACACGGGTTTGCCGGTGGTCTCGCTGCGGGCACTCGCGAAGCCCTCCCGCATCGCCTCGGGCCAGGCGGTGAAGCGGCGCTCGGGCACGCGATAGGCGATCTCGAGATATTCGGTCGGATCGTCGCCGGACTCGCGGATCCGGGTTGCCATCGTGGCCAGCCGATCCTGATCCCAGGTTACCTTCTTGGGCAGATCGGCGATGACGGTGATGCCGGCATCCTCGATCCGCACCGTGCCGCTGGTCTTGCCCTGTGCGGCACGCTCGGCCTCGGTGGCAGCGCCGTAACGCTGGCCGATCCCGGCCTCCAGACGGTCCCGCAACCGCTTGACGCGCGCCGTTTCCGCCAGCGCTGCCTCCTGTAGGGCGAGCAGCATCTCGGGCGGCAAGGCAGCGATATCGCCGATGGCGAGGCGGTCGAGATCGTCGAACTTCGGCGCGTTGTCGAGGCGAGTTTCGGCCGATACCTCGGTGCTGGGGAACGGCATGGCCATCAGTGCCCCTCCCGCGTCAGTGCCGCATCGACGGCGCGGTCGGTGCCGACAGCCCCGGCTTCACGGGCCAGACGGTGCAGTTTCTCCAGCGCAGAGGATCGCTGGATGGCCGCTGAGAGTTCGGCATTCGCGGCGACGATCGCGATCGCGATATCATCGACGCTTGCGGCCTCGACGGGCAGCGGCTCGGTGGCAATGCCGGAACGCCACGAAGTGGGGATCACCTCCGGCAGATCCTCAAAGCTGCGAAACGCCCGACGCAGGCGCGCAAGGGGGCTATTCTGTTCGGTCATGTCAGGAACTCCGGTCAGGGATGCGGCCGGGCTTCCGGCCAGGAGGAAGTGAAGCGAGGGCGGGAGCCGATCCCCGATCCAGGCGAGCATGGCGCGCATCAGGCGGCCTCCTCTGTCGCGATGAGTTGGGTGAACGAGACCGGCGCATGGCGCGGCTTGGTTCGCGCGATGGCGAGATAGGCGAAGCGGTCGGGGCCGACGCGCACCTGCACGAGATGGACCAGCGCGGCGTCGAAGGCGCGGAATGCGGCGCTGGCCAGCGCCCCGAGCCGGCGGCGCTCCGGCTCCGGCAGGGTCGAGATCACCGCCGTGGTGTCGATGCCGAGAAAGCCGCGATGGTATTCCAGCCGGTCGCCGGGCACGGCCTGACCGATCCAGGCGCAGAACTCGATGTCGGTGAGCGGCCGGGGCCGGATCGGGGTGAATGCGGTGGCGGGCATGAACATGATCTCCTCCTTTCCCCTCTACTCACGCCGCCCGCGAACCGTCCCACCGCGCCCCGAACCCGCGCATGGCGAGATCGAGCCGCAACCGGGCGATGTGGCGGTAGAGGGCGGAGCGGGAGGTGCCGCCGCGACCGACGATCTCGGCGATGGCGCAGGATCCGAGCGCCGCGCAGAGGCTGCGAGCGTCCTCGGGCAGATTGCCCAGCGCGCGGGCGAGGTCGTGCCGCAGCTCGGCCTCCTCGGTCGGGCAGAGGTCCTGGCCGTGCCAGGCGGCCAGACCATCGGCTTCCGCCAGCAGGCAGCCGAGCGGTTCGGTCCCGCCGGCAGCGGGCATGTCCAGCGAGAGCATCGTCCCGCCCTGCGCCCGGCGCTGACGGTGATGGCGGATGGCGATGCGCGAGGACTGGTTGCGCAGGACGATATTGGCGAAGGCGCCGATGCTGCCGCGACGGGCATCGAAGCCGGGCAAGCGGCAGATCAGGTCGACCAGCAGGTCCTGGCAGAGGTCGTCGAGATCGGCGGCGGGCAGCACCAGTTTGCGATGCAGGCGGCGCGCGGCGACCGTTGCCTCGTCGATCAGGGTGGCAAGGTCGGTGGGGGAAATCGGCGGATGCATGTCGTGAAGCCTCGGAACATCATTGCTGTTGTTCCGAGACTGCCGGGCCGCCGCCCCTCATTGGTGGGAATGGTGTGGGAAAATCGTGGGTGAATCGTGGAAGGGGTCAGTCGCGAACGTCGATGTCGCTCCTTGACAGGCCGATCGTGAGGCCGCGACCGTGGATGGTCTTCACCAGATCGAACGCCTGTTCGCGCGTCAGGCCGTGTTTCTCGAACTGGTCGCGCAGCTCATTGATGACATCGCGGTGGCTGGCCCGGTTGGTGAGGGAATGAAGCTCCTGATAGGTCAGCATGACTTCGCCAGCGACGACCTTCTGCGCCGCTCCGAGAAAGGCGTCGAAGCCGGTCAGCGAAAGAACGATGTCGCGGCCGTCGATGTGCACGGTGCGTCGCGCGCGGGAAATCCGAAGGCGCGCTTCGGGTACCGCTTCGGCCTCGGTGACGGTGGCCGATGTGCGAGCGGCATCGGCAAGGCGCCCCGGTTCGAGACGATCCGTTCCCGTGCCGTCGGAAACCAGAACCTCGCCCAGGACGGCAGTGGACAGACCGGCCTCCTTGAGGCGCAATATCAAAGGTGTGCTGAAGTCCGAAGCAATCAGGACCGCAGCTGCGCCATTGACGGCTGCCTTGATCGACAGGATCGCGCCGGGCGCGTCGACCAGACATGAATCGCGGCAGAGCGCGACGGTCACGCCAGAAGGTACGGTGCCGATCATCCAGATGCCTTCGGCGATCGGGGCTATGCCGCCCGAAAGTCCCCCACTTGCCGCGATTCTGGCGACCAGCTTTTCCGGGTCGAGACCGAACCTCCGGAGGTCCTGCTCGTCGAGGACCAGGTCCTCGGCAACGTCGTGCGGACAGCAGGCGCGAAACTCGCCGTCGATGTCCCGGATCGGACGCGCGTCGAGGCCACAGTCACAGTGGGCGCAGACCGACCAGCTGTCGGCCTTCCGCTGTTCGATCAGCACCCGCGCCCGCAGCAGGCGGTCGACCTCACGTTCGGGGAACCGGCGCAGCGCCCGACCCGAGATCGAGACCTGCGGGCCGCCGTCACTCAGCCGCTTCCACAACCAGGCCAGCATCTCGGTCCTTCTCGAGCCCGTGGCGCGCGATCAGCGCATGGATCGTCTTTTCGAACCGGGTGCGGCGGAAGGCGAGTGTCCCCGGCGGCTTCAGTTTCACGGTGACCTGCGCCGGCCGCTTCGTCTCGGTCTTGAAGAACACCCGGAAGGTGATCTCGCCGAGCCGCCAGCCCCGCCCGAACCGCACCTCGCTGCCCCGGAAGTGCCGAAGGGCGCCCGCCGCATCCTTCGATTCCCATGTCCGGACGTAGCGCCACTTCGCCTCGTCCTCGTCCCATTCGAAATGGTCGGCGGCTGCGGCCACGATCCGGACTTCCAGGATACGCTCGTCGTAGCGGTGGTCGAAGGCGAGATCCGGACCCGCATCGCTGATCGGATCGAGCGTGTAGAGGTCGCGCGCGTCCTTGCCCGAGAAGAAACCGGGACGCCCGAGGATGTGTTTCGCGAAGATCTCGGCGAGATCGGCCTGTTGAGCCTTCACGACCCCGCCGATGAACAGCCGCGCCTCGGCCGGCGAGTAACGCAGCGTGGCGTATTTCACGGCACGAAGCGGGATGATCCGCTCGCGATTGCCATCCACCACCGGGGTCGTCGCGACCGGTGCCCCGTGGCTGACCACGAGGTTGATCTCGCCGTCCTCCTCGTAGGGTCCGAGGCGGCAGTATTCCCCCTGAAGGTCGCGGGCGAAGAGCTTCATCGCCGCGCTCTTGAAGGCCTCCGTCAACGCCTCGGTCAGATCGGCACCGACATCGCGCTCGGGGCCGCGAAACTCGGCCAGCGCTGTCGGAGCGCGCAGCGCCTGGAAGTCCGCCGCAGCCTCGAAGACGCGATGGTGATGCAGATAGGTGTGCAGCGCGACATGCTTCGGGTCGTGCTTCGCCGGGGCTGGGTCGTCCCCGTCCGAATCCGGATCGGCATAAAGCACCACGTCCTGACGGCGCGCCTCGTTCAGGATGATCTGCATCCCCTCGTTGCTGCCGAGGTCCGCCACCCGGTGCAGATCGGCGACCAGCCCCTCATTCCAGGTGGTGACCGCCTCCTCGAAATACTTCGCGAGTGCCGCCCGGACGGCAGCGGCATCACCGTCGAAGGCGACCGGATGCACCTCATCGCCGAAATGGCGATCGAACAGGACCCGCATCAGCCCCGGATCGACGGTTTTCAGAAACTTCGGATTGACGAATTTCTTGAGATCGGAACCCACGGGAATACCTCGCAAACGGGCGTCTTGTTCTGATTATGTTCTAACCGAGGGAACAACCATGAGTCGAGTCCGAACGGTGCGCATTGTCGCGCCGCGCCGCCGTGGGACGTTTCGCGCTGCCGGTGAGTAGAGGCCAGAGGAGAAGACCGCTCCGAGGCCCGCATGAAACGCCCCAATCCGCTGCCGCCCGACCGGATGACGCCCGCCGAACGCCGCACTGAGCTTTGCGGGTTGCTGGCGCTTGGGCTGGTTCGGCTGCGGATGTGCAAAGATGGCGAAGTATCTGACGATACTGGAGAACGTTGCCTACACTATCCGCCCGACCAATGCCGTCATGCAACTCCGATGCACCGGAGAACCGCATGACGACCCACGATCCCATACCCGCGCGCCTCGCCGCGCTGAAGACCGCGACAACGCCCGACCTGAAGCAGCAGTGGCGCGACCTGTTCGACAGCGAGCCACCGCCCTTCAACCGCCGCTACCTCGAAAGCCGGCTGGCCTACCGCATTCAGGAACTCGCCTATGGCGGGTTGAAGCCCGAGACCGTCCGGCGGCTGGAAAGGCTGGGCGAGGAAATCGACGGCGGCGACCGATCAAGGCGCAGCATCCGCGCCGACCGCGACCGTCCCATCACCGGCACGCGACTGCTGCGCGAGTGGCAGGGCGTCGAGCAGATCGTCACCGTCACCGCCGACGGGTTCGAGTGGCAGGGGCGACCCTACAAGTCGCTCTCCGCCATCGCGCGCGCCATCACTGGTACACGCTGGAACGGCTGGGTGTTCTTCGGCCTCAGGAACCACAGGGGGCGGGCATGACGAAACCGCCGGAAAAACCGAAACCCGTCCGCAAGCTCCGCTGCGCCGTCTACACAAGGAAATCCTCCGAGGAAGGGTTGGAGCAGGAATTCAACAGCCTCCACGCCCAGCGCGAGGCCTGCGAATCCTACATCGCCAGCCAACGGTCCGAGGGCTGGGTGCTGGTCCGCGATCAATATGACGACGGCGGCATCTCCGGTGGCACGCTGGAGCGCCCGGGTCTCCAACGGCTGCTGGCCGACATCGAGGACGGGCTGGTCGACGTGGTGGTGGTCTACAAGATCGACCGCCTCAGCCGCTCGCTGGCCGACTTCGCCAAGCTGGTCGAGGTCTTCGACCGCAACGGCGTGACCTTCGTCTCGGTGACGCAATCCTTCAACACCACGACGTCGATGGGGCGGCTGACGCTGAACATCCTGCTCAGCTTCGCCCAGTTCGAGCGCGAGGTGACGGCCGAGCGGATCCGCGACAAGGTCGCCGCCTCACGGCGCAAGGGCATGTGGATGGGCGGGGTGCCGCCATATGGATACCGCGTCGAGAACAGGAAGCTGGTGGTCGACGATGAGGCTGCCGCGCAGGTCCGCTGGATCTTCGCCCAATTCCTCGAAATCGGCTCCTGCACGGAGCTGGCACGCGAAGTCGGCAAGCGCGGCATCCGCACCCCGCGCGGCAACCGGATCGACAAGAAATACATCTACCGGTTGCTCAGCAACCGCGCCTACATCGGCGAGGCGGTGCACAAGGGCGACAGCTATCCCGGTGAGCACGACGCCATCATCGATCAGGAAACATGGGACCGGGTCCATGCGATCCTGACGGAAAGCCCGCGCAAGCGAGCCGCGCGCACCCGCGCCGACACGCCCGCGCTGCTGAAGGGGCTGCTGTTCGGCCCCGATGGCGCGGCCTTCTCGCCGACGCACACCCGCAAGGGCGACAGGCTCTACCGTTACTACGTCAGCCAGACAGTGCTGAAGCATGGTGCCGGGTCATGCCCCGTGGGCCGCGTGCCAGCAGGGGAGATCGAGGCCGCGGTCATCGATCAACTCCGTGCCGTGTTCCGGCAGCCAGAGATCGTCGCAGGCACATGGAAAGCCGCGCGGGCGCTGGATGGCGAGATCACCGAGGCGGACGCACGCGAGGCGCTGACCCGGCTTGATCCACTGTGGGACGAGTTGTTCCCCGCCGAACAGGCCCGCATCGTGGCCCTTCTGATGGAGCGGGTCGAGATCGGCACCGAAGGCTTGAACGTCCGCCTGCGCATGGACGGGCTTGCCGGGCTGGCGCGCGAAATGGCCACCGACCTTGGAGCAGCCGCATGACCCGCGCCACGCCGATCCCCGAGACCGTCACCATCCATGTCCCCTTCCGCCTCGTGAAGCGCGGCGGGCGCAAGGAGATGCAGTTGCCCGCGGGCGTCTCGCATCGGCGCAAGAACGACAACACGCTGGTCAAGGCGCTCGCCCGCGCGTTCCGATGGAAGCGACTGCTCGAATCAGGCGAGGCCACCACCATCGCTGAGTTGGCCGAGCGTGAAGGAATCGCGGTGTCGTACGTCACCCGGCTTCTGCGACTGACGCTCCTCGCACCGGACATCGTGGAGACCATTCTCGACGGACGGCAGGGGCCGGAGGTGACGTTGGCACGGCTGATGGAGCCGTTCCCATTGGAGTGGCAAGCGCAAGCGACTCTTGATGACAAGCAGTGACCAGAATGGGCATTGATGGACTGGCTTGCCCCGGCTTCCCCTGCTAGGATCTCCGAAATCTTCGAGAAGACAGGGATGGTTATGCAGACTGAATCCGCGATGACTGTTCGCGACGTCGCTGGCTACCTGAACGTCGATGAAAAGACCGTCTACCGCCTGGCCAAGCGGGGTGAACTGCCCGGCTTCAAGGTTGCGGGCTCGTGGCGCTTCAAGAGGAGCGATCTGGATGCGTGGATCGATCAACAGAAGCAGGCTGCACAAGACAATTCCGGGGGCGGGCATTGAGTGAACTGAACATCAGCAATTTTATCTGGAACATCGCCGACGATATCCTGCGGGACGTCTATGTCCGGGGAAAGTACCGGGACGTCATTCTGCCGATGACGGTGATTCGGCGTCTTGATGCGGTGCTGGAGCCGACCAAGGACGCCGTGCTCGCGATGAAGACACAGCTCGACAAGGCTGGCGTTGCCAATCAGCACGCCGCGTTGTGCCAGGCCTCCGGGGAAGCGTTCTACAACACCTCGCAGTTCCGCCTGCGCGATCTCACCTCCCGCGCGCGCCGCCAGCAGCTGAAGGCGGATTTCGAGGCTTACCTCGATGGCTTCTCCCCCAACGTCCAGGAGGTGCTGGACAAGTTCAAGTTCCGCAATCAGATCCCGACCCTGGTCGAAGCCGACGCGCTCGGTTTCCTGATCGAGAAATTCCTCGATCCGTCCGTCAACCTCAGCCCGAAGCCCGTGCTGCATGCCGATGGCACCGTTCGCCTGCCGGGCCTCGACAACCATTCCATGGGCACGATCTTCGAGGAGTTGATCCGGCGCTTCAACGAAGAGAACAATGAGGAAGCTGGCGAGCACTTCACCCCGCGCGACGTGGTGGAGCTCATGTCTCATCTCATCTTCATGCCGATCGCCGACGACATCCAGTCAGGCACCTACCTTGTCTATGACGGGGCATGCGGCACCGGCGGCATGCTGACCGTGGCGGAAGAGACGTTCACCAGGCTCGCGACCGAGCACGGCAAGGAGGTCTCGGTCCATCTCTATGGCCAGGAGGTCAACCCCGAGACCTTCGCCATCAGCAAGGCCGACCTGATCCTGAAAGGCGAAGGGCTCGAAGCCGAGAACATGAAATTCGGCTCCACGCTCTCGTCGGATGCATTCCCGTCCCACGAGTTCGACTTCATGCTGTCGAACCCGCCCTACGGAAAATCGTGGAAGACGGATCTTGAACGCATGGGCGGGAAGAAGGACATTCGCGATCCCCGCTTCCTGATCGAACATGGCGGCGACCCCGAATTCAGCCTGATCACCCGTTCGAGTGACGGCCAGATGGTGTTTCTGGCCAACATGCTCAGCAAGATGAAGACGGAGTCGCCCCTCGGCAGCCGCATTGCCGAGGTTCACAATGGATCGTCGCTCTTCACCGGCGACGCCGGGTCGGGCGAGAGCAACGTCCGACGCTGGGTCATCGAGAATGACTGGCTGGAGGCCATCGTCGCCCTGCCGCTGAACATCTTCTACAATACCGGCATCGCGACCTACATCTGGGTGCTCAGCAACCGCAAGGCAGACCACCGCCGCGGCAAGGTGCAACTGATTGACGCCACCTCCTGGTTCAGGCCGCTGCGCAAGAACCTCGGCAAGAAGAACTGTGAACTGGGGCCCGACGATCTTCGCCGGATCACCGACGCCTTCATGCAGGGCCGCGAGGACGAGACGTCGAAAATCTTCCCCAACGCGGCCTTCGGCTACTGGAAGGTCACCATCGAATGCCCGTTGCGCCTGAAGGTCGAACTGTCGGATGCCGCGCTGCGCCGCTTCCGCAAGTCCTGCGCCGATGTGGGCGAGGCCGATCTGGCGCGCGCTGTCGAGACGGTCGCCAACAATGCGGGCGCCGGCCCGCATCTCGACTTCAACCGGTTCGCCGAGCAGGTCGAGGCGGCGGCCGCCGGACTTGGCATCCGGATGACCGCCAAGCGGCAGAAGCTGCTGATGTCGGCGCTGGGGGTGAAGGCGGCCGAGGCGGCGCCGGTTATCCGCAAGGTCACGAAGCCGAAACCCGGCGCTGACGTCGACCACGACGCGCTGCACGGCAGCTATCACACCAGCATTGGCGGCAAGCCGGTGGTGGTGGAATACGAGCCGGATACCGACCTGCGGGACACCGAACAGGTGCCATTCCTTGAGGATGGCGGCATCGAAGCCTTCGTGCGGCGCGAGGTGCTGCCGCATGCGCCCGACGCCTGGATCGACGCCTCGAAGACGGTGATCGGCTACGAGATCAGCTTCACGCGACACTTCTACAAGCCGCAGCCGCTGCGAACGCTGGACCAGATCGAGGCGGATATCCGCGCGCTGGAACAGGAGACGGATGGCCTGCTGGAGGACGTGCTGGTCGGGGGTCGGGGCACATGACGGCACGCGCGCTCACCGTGGCACCGTCGGCGGAATATGGGGGACTTGCCCCCTACGCCTCCTATCGCGACAGCGGGTTGTCTTGGCTTGGCATGATCCCTTCCCATTGGGAGGTGCGGCGCGGGAAATACCTCTTTCGCGAAATCGACGACCGGACCGACACGGGGACGGAGACCTTGCTATCCTTGCGTCAGGCTCACGGCCTGATCCCCCATGCCAAGGTTTCGACCAAGCCGGTCACGCCCGACGAATTGAAGGGATACAAGCGCATTCGCTCGGATCAGATGGTCCTGAACCGGATGCAAGCGTCGAACGGCATGTTCGCAGTGGCGCACGAAGACGGGCTAGTGAGTCCTGATTACGCGGTCTTCCAGCCCATCCAGTCGATGGAGCCCGACTACTTCATCAACCTTTTCAAGACGAACATCTACCGCGCGAAATTCCGTCAGGAGTCGAAAGGGCTTGGAACCGGCATGTCGGGTTTCCTCCGCCTCTATTCGGATCGCTTCGGGGCAATTCATGTCCCGCAGCCACCGCAGGACGAACAGCGGCAGATTGTCGAGTTTGTTCGATCCTACGATGGTCGCGTCCGCCGCCTAATCCGCAACAAGCGGCGGCTGATCGGGCTGTTGAACGAGCAGAAGCAGGCGATCATCAACCGCGCCGTCACGCGCGGCCTGAACCCCGCCGCCCCGATGAAGCCCACCGGCATCGACTGGATGCCCGAGGTTCCGGCGCATTGGGAAGTCGTTCCGCTACGCCACTTGTCCACCTGTCTCGATGGACGGCGCGTGCCACTCGAAGCATCAGCGCGCGAAAAGATGCTCGGTGACATCCCGTATTGGGGTGCGAACCAGATCATCGACCATCTGAACGATTTCTTGTTCGACGAAGATCTGATCCTTCTGGGCGAAGACGGAGCCCCGTTTTTTTATCGAAACAAGCCGGTTGCCTTCTTTTCACAGGGAAGGGTCTGGCCCAACAATCACATTCACGTCCTTCGGCCGAAGCCCGGAAATCGACCTGAGTTCATTGTGCACGCCCTGAATTGCGTGGACTATACGAACTACGTCGGCGGCGCGACGCGGGACAAGCTCACCCAGAGCTACATGAAGGCCATACCCGTTCCTGTTCCGCCGAAGGATGAGCAGGACTCCATTCTGGATCAGCTAACGCAGGAATGCACACCGCTGGAAAGGACCGTCGAACGGGCGGCGCGCGAGATTGAATTCATTCAAGAATACCGCGAGCGCCTGATCGCCGATGTCGTCACCGGCAAGCTGGACCTGCGCCACATCGAGATCGCGGCGCCCGCCGACGAGCCGGGCCTCGACGAGGACGACGCGCCGGACGAGAAACTGGGGGCCGAGGACACGGATGAACTGGCGGAGGCCGAGGACTGACCATGCCGCCGCCCGCCGCCCCGAAGATCTATCACATCGTGCACGTGGACCGGCTGCCCTCGATCATCGCCGAGGGCGGCCTGCTGTGCGATGCCGAGATCGTCCGGCGCGCGGCGGCCACCCCGGCCATGGGCACCACCATCGGGATGACCAGCATCAAGGAACGGCGGCTGAACGAGCTCGAACTTTCCAGCCATCCCGGCCTGCGGGTCGGCGGCTGCGTGCCCTTCTACTTCTGCCCGCGCTCGATCATGCTCTACCTGATCCATTGCGCCAACCATGCCGAGCTTGCCTATCGCGGCGGTCAGGGGCCGATCGTCCATCTGGAGGCCGACCTGCACGACAGCGTCGCCTGGGCGCAGGCTCAGCCCAGACGCTGGGCCTTCACCCTGTCGAACGCCGGGGCCTATTACTTCGAGGACCGGGCCGACCTTGCGCAGCTGGATGCGATCAACTGGGACGCAGTCCAGACCGACCGGTGGGCGGGGAATGGCATCTCGCGCTCGATCAAGGAAGGCAAGCAGGCGGAATTCCTCATGGAGCAGTCTTTTCCATGGGAGCTTGTGACGCGGATCGGGGTAAGGTCGCAGCAAGTCTACGGGCAAGTCAGGGCGGCGTTGCAGGCGGCGGAGCATAGACCGCATGTCGAAATCAAGCCGGATTGGTACTATTGATGGGGAGGGAGGCAGCGATGTTCGAATACAAGACGGGCGATATTCTGGCCGCGGATGCCGACGCCCTGGTGAATACGGTGAATTGCGTTGGCGTGATGGGTCGGGGGATCGCGCTTCAGTTCAAGAACGCGTTTCCGGAGAATTTTCGTGCCTATGAGCAAGCCTGCAAGCGCGATGAAGTCCGACCTGGCCATATGTTCGTCTTCGAGACCGGTCAGCTGACCAGCCCACGATATATCATCAACTTCCCGACCAAGCGGCACTGGCGCGGCAAGAGCCGTATGGAGGACATCGACGCGGGGCTGACGGATCTGCAACGCGTGATCCGGGAGAAGAAGATTCGGTCCATCGCCATTCCCCCGCTTGGCAGCGGGCTGGGCGGCCTCGACTGGAATGACGTCCGCCCAAGGATCGAGGAAGCGCTGCGCAGCTTCAACGACCTGCGTGTCATTATCTTCCAGCCGAATGGCGCACCGGAACCGGCTCAGATGGCAAGGCGGCAGACGGCGCCGAACATGACCCCCGGCCGTGCGGCGCTGGTCGGTCTGATGGACCGGTACCTCAGCGGGCTGCTGGATCCGTTCGTGACGCTGCTTGAGGTGCACAAGCTCATGTATTTCATGAAAGTCAGCGGCGAGCCGTCCATGGAACGGCTCCGGGTGGTGAAGGGCCCATACGGCCCGTATTCGGAGAATCTGACCCATGTCCTGCGCGAGATCGAAGGATACTTCGTCTCCGGTTACCGCGACGGGGGCGATGCGCCCAACAAACAGCTCGAACTTGTGCCGGGGGCGGTGAAGGACGCCGACGAATTCCTCGGAGAGCATCCCGACACGCGCGCCCGCTTCGACAAGGTGGCCGACCTTGTGGAGGGCTTCGAGACGCCATTCGGGCTCGAGCTTCTGTCAACGGTGCACTGGGTGATCACGCACGAGTCCCCGAGCTCGGTCAACGAGGCAGTCTCCAAGGTATACGGGTGGAATGATCGCAAGAAGCAGTTCTCGCCGAGGCAGGTCGCATTGGCGGCGGACGTCCTTCAGAAGAAGGGCTGGATCGATGCCGGTGCATTGCGGGCGGGCTGATGGCGACAGACACCAGCGAGAAAGGCCTCGAAGCCCTCATCGTCCGCTCGCTCATTGACGAGGCGGGTTACGTCGCCGGATCCTCGAAGGATTTCGACCGGGACCACGCCGTTGACCTGACGAAGCTGTTCGATTTCCTCAATGCGACACAGCCCGAGGCTGTCGAGGCACTCGGCATCGGTGAGGATGGGCCGAAGCGGCTGCAGTTCCTGCACCGGCTGCAGGGCGAGGTCGCCAAGCGCGGAGTCATCGACGTGTTGCGCAACGGCGTGAAGCACGGCCCCGGCTCCGTGGAGCTGTTCTTCGGTACACCAACCCCGGGCAACGCGAAGGCCGAGGCGCTGTTCGCCGCCAACATCTTCAGCGTCACCCGCCAGCTGCATTATTCCAAGGACGCGACCAAGCTGTCGCTCGATGTAGCCGTCTTCATCAACGGCCTGCCCGTGGCCACCTTCGAGTTGAAGAACAGCCTGACCAAGCAGACGGTCGAGGACGCGATCGAGCAGTACAAGCGGGATCGTGACCCCAAAGAGCTGCTGTTCCAGTTCGGCCGCTGCGTTGTCCACTTCGCCGTGGACGACCACGAAGTGCGGATGTGCACGCAGCTGAAGGGTAAGGCGTCCTGGTTCCTGCCGTTCAACAGGGGCTGGAACGATGGCGCGGGCAATCCGCCCAACCCCCATGGGCTGAAGACGGACTACCTGTGGAAGGAGTATCTGACAAAGCGGAACCTCACCGACATCCTTGAGAACTACGCGCAGGTGGTCGAGGAGGTCGACGAGCGTGGCAAGAAGAAGCCGCCGAAGCAGGTCTTCCCGCGGTTTCATCAGCTTGATGTGGTGCGCAAGCTGCTGGCCGATGCCGAAAACGAAGGGGCCGGCAAGCGGTACCTGATCCAGCACTCGGCCGGTTCGGGCAAGAGCAACTCGATTGCCTGGCTCGCCCATCAGCTGATCGGCCTGGAGACGGCCGGCAAGACGACCTTCGACTCCGTCATCGTGGTCACCGACCGGCGCGTTCTGGACAAACAGATCCGTGACACGATCAAGCAGTTCGCGCAGGTGTCGTCCGTCGTGGGTCACGCCGAAAAGTCAGGCGACCTGCGCGCCTTCCTGAAGGCCGGCAAGAAGATCATCATCACGACAGTGCAGAAGTTCCCCTTCATCCTCGACGAGATCGGCGACGAGCACCGTGGGCGGACCTTCGCGATCATCATCGACGAGGCCCATTCCAGCCAAGGTGGACGCACTGCGGCGAAGATGAACATCGCGCTCGCCGCGAACGGCGCCGAGGAGGAAGAGGAGACGGTCGAGGGCGCGATCAACCGTCTGATGGAAGCTCGAAAGGTACTGCCGAACGCCAGCTATTTCGCGTTCACCGCCACGCCCAAGAACAAGACCCTGGAGGTATTCGGCGCTCCGGTCCCGCAGGGCGACAAAATCAGGCACGTCCCCTTCCACAGCTACACGATGAAGCAGGCGATCCAGGAGGGCTTCATCCTCGACGTGCTGAAGCACTGCACCCCGGTTGAGAGCTACTACCGGCTCATGAAGACGGTTGAAGACGATCCCAAGTTCGACACGAAGCGGGCGCAGAAAAAGCTGCGCAAATACGTCGAATCCCATGACCATGCGATCCGCAAGAAGGCCGAGATCATGGTCGACCACTTTCATGATCAGGTCATGGCGCATCGCAAGCTCGGCGGCGCGGCCCGGGCGATGGTCATTACCAACGGCATTCAGCGCGCGATCCAGTACTTTCAGGCCTTTCAGGCTTATCTGAACGAGCGCAAGAGCCCCTTCCAATCCATCGTCGCCTTTTCGGGCGAGCATGAGTATGGCGGCCAGAAGGTTACCGAAGCGACATTGAACGGCTTCCCAAGCAGCCAGATCGAGGAGTTGATCCAGAAGGATCCGTATCGCTTCCTGATCGTCGCGGACAAGTTCCAGACCGGTTACGACGAGCCGCTGCTGCATACGATGTACGTGGACAAGACGCTGTCCGGTGTGAAGGCGGTGCAAACCTTGTCGCGGTTGAACCGGGCGCATCCGCAGAAGCACGACACCTTTGTCCTCGACTTCATGAACGATTTCGACGCCATCAAGACTTCGTTCGAGCCGTACTACCGGACCACGATCCTTAGCGAGGAAACCGACCCCGACAAGCTGCACGATCTGAAGGCCTCGCTGGACGGCTACCAAGTCTATTCCTGGGAACAGGTGGAGGACTTGGCGACGCTCTACCTCGGCGGCGCGGACCGGGACAAGCTCGACCCGATCCTCGATGCGTGTGTCGCCGTCTACAAGGCCGACCTCGATGAAGACGGCCAAGTCGACTTCAAGGGCAAGGCGAAGGCGTTCACGAGGACCTATGGCTTTCTGGCCGCAATCCTTCCCTACAGCAATGCCGACTGGGAGAAGCTGTCGATCTTTCTGAACTTCCTGACGCCGAAGCTGCCAGCCCCCGAGGAACAGGACCTATCGAAGGGCATTCTCGAGGCCATCGACATGGACAGTTATCGGGTCGAAGCTCAGGCAGCCATGGCCATCGTGCTGCCGGATGCGGACGCTGAGATCGGCCCTGTGCCAACAAGCGGAGGCGGCGGCAGGCCGGAGCCAGAGCTCGATCTGCTGAGTAACATCCTCAAGATCTTCAACGAGATGTTCGGCAGTATCGAGTGGAAGGACAAGGACAAGATCGGGAAGGTGATTGCAGAGGAGCTGCCCGCGAAAGTCTCGGCGGACAGGGCGTATCAGAACGCCATGAAATACTCGGACAAGCAGAACGCCCGGATCGAGCACGACAAGGCGCTTGAACGCGCAGTGATTGAGTTGCTCTCCGACCATACCGAGTTGTTCAAGCAGTTCTCCGACAACCCGTCGTTCAAGAAATGGCTGTCCGAAACGATCTTCACCGCGACATACGCCGATGCATCGTAACGGTGCGACCACAAAAGTTCGACGTGAGGGGCGACAGGAAGCGAAGGGAACCGGGATCGGAGTCCGCGCCGGTGCGAAATAAAATCATTTGTGAACAGATGCTTACAAGCTGTTCACCGAAACGGCGCAGTCAACAGGTCCGGAGAATATCGGCCCCGAGAGAACACCTCCGGGCTTCCTGGCGCAGGGGCCGGTGCTCAGCCCAACCCGCATAACCCTCGAAAACAACGAGAAAATCCGGCCGCAGCCGGATCGGGAGAACGTTTTCGCTGAGGCAAGTGGCGGAGAGGGTGGGATTCGAACCCACGGTGGGCGCAAACCCACAACGGTTTTCGAGACCGCCCCGATCGACCACTCCGGCACCTCTCCGCACTGAGTGGCGGATTCGCTGTAGTGCCTCGTGCTTGGCTGCGCAAGGTCCCTGTCCGGGTTGGGTCCCTTGAGTTGGTGGAGCTGGCGGAGGGCAGCGCGAGCTCCGGGGCTGGGCGGGCGGATCGGTCTGCCCTGGCGGGCGGGCCGGCGAAGGGCTGATCGGCGACGGGCACAATTGTCGCGAGGGTCACAGAGCGGGGCCGCTTGACGGCCCGCTCGTCGTTCTGCCCGAGGGGGATCGCGCCGACGCGAGGGTTGATGGCGGCCGCCTCGGGGATCGAGCGCGCGAACGCCATCGGTGGGGGCGAGCGCCCGAGGGCCGGTCGGCTCGGTGCGGCGCCTGCTCTCGCCGTCGAGCCGTCCGGGCGGGTTCGTGGCGTGGAGCTTCGACCTGTGCCGGGAGGGGAAGGTCATGTCGGCGAGGACGCCCGGCCCGTCCTCGTCCAATCACCGCGGCAGGACTCGGGACTTTCGCGCGGAGCCGGTCGGCGGCGCGACGTCACGGCGGCTTCGCGCTCGTCGGGGCGTCCCGGCCGAAGGCGGTGGCGACGAAGGCGGAGACGACGCACCGCCCGCTCCTGCCGGCATGGGCCGGCGCATTCCTCACGAAGTGGACGCGGCAGCCGCTGCCAGCTGGCGCCGAGGACCTTCGGGATCGCGGCCTTCAGGCCCCCTCGCGGGCGTCGGAGAGGGACGAGCTTCAAGCCGCGCCGGCCGCGGCGTGCGAGCCTGCGCCGGAAGGCGGTCCGGACCGGCACGACCGCGGACAGGCCGATGTCCCTGCCGAGCCCCTCGCGCCGGCCGTCGGCGCCGACCCCGACCCCGACCGCGACGATCCCCGCCACCGACACGATGCGCACCTTCCGGCGCACCTTCGGGCCGGTCGCGTCGATGCGGAGGCGGGCCATCGTGGCGCCATCGGTGCGAGCCCGATGGCGAGTGCCGGTCGCCTTCGGGCGGGCGGCCCGGAAAGGCCGCCGCCCGCTCCTCGATCCCGGCACCGAGCCGGGGAGCCCGGGCTCCCGGAGAGGCCGCTCATCCCGGGCGTCTTGACCGGGTCGTCGACCGGGCCCGTCGGGGCGCCCCGGGCATGGGCGTCACGGACGGCGGGCGCGTCGCCGGCCGCCCGCCCGCGCGTCAATCTGCACAGGCAGCCGGCTACGCTACCGCCGAGCTACACCACCACCCGGGAGACGACCGCATCGAGGCTCGCCAGCGCCTCGTTGACCACCATCCGGATCTTGCGCAGAGTATGCTGGGCGGGGATCTGAACCGCCCCGGGTTTGCCGGAGGCTCCAGCTCTTGCGAGGATGGAGCTATGGAACCGAGGAAGACAGCGAAGACATGCCCGCCTGGAGTGCGAGCGCGTGCCGTGCGTATGGTGAGGGAGCATCCGGGCGAGGATGCCTCGCAGGGGGCGGCGATCGAGCGCGCGCGCATCGAGACGCGGGCGACCGGCGCCTGGATCCGCAACGCCGAGGCGGTTCTCCTGCAAGGTCCGCCGGGGGTCGGCAAGAGCCCCACCCCCGTCGGAGCCGGGCCGTCCGGGCGATCCCGCTCGGCTTCTCGGTCCGGCACTTCCGCCTCGACGCGCTCCTGACCGCGCCCGGGGCCGACGCCCATGTCCCGCCCGCGCGCCTGAAGAGCGGGAAGTGCATGCCGAGCCCGCGGCTGCCGGCCGACGAGACGGGCCACGATCCGATGC